CAATCCAAAATTAATGGAGTTTAGTGAATTAGTAAAAGTATTACAAATTAAAGAGCAAAGCTCTAAGCAACAAAACAAGAACAAACAAAGAACAAAAGTATTAAGAAAGAGGATTAAAAATGGCTGATAGTAAGATTAGTGATTTGACAGCATTAACGTCTAGTGCATCAGATGATATATTGCCTATAGTAGATACCAGTGCAACTGCTACTAAGAAAATGACTATAGAGAATATGTTTAAAAGTATACCTGTAAGTGTAGGTGTTAATGAAGGCACGCCACTTGCTAAGTTGCACGTAGTAAGAGATGCAGTGAATCATTCAACGCAAAGTTCACTAGCACCAATATTTGTTGAAGATGATACAAGACCAGGCATTTTTATTTCAGGTAATTTAAATAACATAGGTATTATACAATTTGGTGATAACTCAGCTATTAACTCTGGTGA